GTACTCCATTTGCCCAAGCAATACAGCTTTCGAATCAACACTTTCTGGTACCTACACGGTAGTTAACGGTAACAACGGTGTTTCGTTTTCTGCTAACCAAGGTCTGACTATTAGCCCAGGTGATTTACTTCAACTGGGTTCAGATAAAGAGCTTTACAAAGTTTCTACTGTAGCTGGTGACGGTAAGTCTGTTACACTGACGTCATCTTACACGGGCAACACAGTAAATTCTGCTACTGCTCTCAATCGACGGTGGGAATATTACAACTTCGTATCAGCTGCTCCAGGTACTTCACCTTTTGCAACTACTCGTGGTGCTACAAATGACACCATGCACATTGTAGTTGTAGATGAAGATGGTGAGTGGACGAATGTTAAAAATCAAGTTATCGAAGTATTTGAAGGAGTGTCTAAAGCAAATGATGCTAGAAACGAAGATGGTTCTACCAACTACTACGTAGAAAGGCTGAACCGTCAGTCTGCATACTTGTGGTGGGCAGGTCATCCATCCGGTGTAACTAATGCTGGCAGCGCAGCAGCCGGAACAGCATTCGGCGGCGGTAATACTCCTATTACACGATCACTTGCTTCTGGTTCTGATGGATCTGCTGGTACACCAGGTCAATATCAAACTGCTTACGACTTGTTTAAGTCTGCAGAAGATGTTGACATTGCCCTGCTACTTGGTGGATCATCTACTTCAGCTACGGCAATCCACCTGATTAACAACATTGCCGAGTTTAGAAAGGACTGCGTTGTATGTCTTTCACCAGAACAGGCTGATGTCGTTAACAATACTGCATATGTAAATGCTGAGGTTGATGATATCGTAGAGTTCCGAAACACTCTACCATCATCATCTTACGCTGTCCTAGATAGCGGTTACAAGTATCAGTATGATAAGTACAATGATCAGTACCGATACGTACCGCTTAACGGTGATACAGCTGGTACAATGGCTCGCACAGATCAAGTACGAGATCCATGGTACTCACCAGCTGGCTTGACTCGCGGTCGAATCAAGAATTCTGTAAGTCTTGCATTTAACCCAAACAAGACAGCACGCGATCAGCTTTATAAGAACGGTATTAATCCAGTAACTACTTTCCCAGGCGAAGGCACAATTTTGTTTGGAGACAAGACGTTGCTAGCACATCCAAGTGCATTTGATCGTATTAACGTACGTCGATTGTTCATTGTTCTTGAAAAGGCAATTGCAATCGCTTCAAGACAAAGCCTGTTCGAATTCAACGATGAATTTACTAGAGCACAGTTTGTCAATTTGGTTGAGCCCTTCCTGCGCGACGTGCAGGGTCGACGAGGAATCTTTGATTTCCGAGTAGTTTGTGACGAAACAAACAACACTCCTGAGATCATTGATAGAAATGAGTTTGTCGGAGACATCTTCGTCAAGCCAGCCCGTTCGATCAACTTTATTCAGCTTAACTTTGTTGCCGTAAGAACTGGTGTCGAGTTCGAAGAAGTCGTCGGTCAGTTCGGATAATAAGGGAGAATAAAAATGGCTTTTAACGTAAACACCTTTAGGGGTGAGCTTAAGCAAGGAGGGGCACGCCCCTCTCTGTTTGAGATCCAGTTGTTCCAACCAGCAGGGGGAACTCTGAATGGTGGCGACCTGATCTCTAAGTCTCCCTTTATGGTTCGTGCAGGACAAATGCCTGGATCTACTTTGGGTACAGTAATTGTTCCTTACTTTGGCCGCCAGGTCAAGCTGGCAGGCAATCGTACATTTGACGATTGGACTGTTACAGTAATGAACGATGAAGGTTTTGAGATTCGCAATGCGATGGAAAACTGGAGTCACAGGATCAATAACCATTCTGAGAACCTGAATAGCTACGGTACTAACCCATCACAGTACAAAGCTCAGGCTCTGGTCAAGCAATACAGTAAAGAGGGCGGAATTATCCAAACATACCAATTTGATGGTCTGTATCCTGTTGCTGTATCGCCAATTGACCTGGCTTGGGAAGCGGAAGCAATCGAAGAGTTTACGATTACTTTTGCATACGACTGGTGGGAGCACGCAGAAGCGGCCGTAAACTAAAAGGATTGGTTAGATGGCTAATCAGCTTTATAAAAAAGCCAAGCAGGCTTTGCTTGGCGGTGAACTAAATCTGTCATCTAATGTGATCACTATTGCGTTAGTAGACACGGACGTCTACACGTTTAGCGACTCACATGAATTCCGATCCAGTATACCAAACACTGCAGTAGTAACAACCAATAACCTGATTAGTAAAACTATTACTGATGGAGTGTTTGACGCTGCAGATGTAGAATTCCCTTTTGTAACTGGTGCTAACTGTGAAGCACTAATTTTATATCATAACACTGGTGACGCTGAGAACGATGGAGTCCGCCAAGCAGACTCGAGATTAATTGTATACATTGACACAGCAGTAGGTCTTCCTGTCCTTCCTAGCGGTAGTAACATAACCGTCAAATTCTCTGACGGCGTCTCTAAAATCTTCGCGATTTAACCTCACCACTGTGTTCTTAGGGGTCGATAAATATATCTGATCCCTTTCATTTCTGAGGACAACATAGTGCAGCTTTTCGGATTTAACATAACAAGGGCAGATCAAGAACAAAAAGAAGATCTGAAAACCTTTGTACCTCCCCAACAAGACGATGGTGCTATTGAGATAGCACCTGGTGGTTCCTATGGTACTTTCGTAGACCTTGACGGTACTGCAAAGTCCGAGGCAGAGCTTGTTTCAAGATATCGTGAAATGTCGATGCAGCCAGAATGCGATTCGGCTGTAGAGGATGTTATTAACGAATCAATTGTGATGGATGAAGAGACACCCATTGAGATTGTACTGGACAACCTTAAGCAACCTAATACAATTAAAAATAAGATTCGAGAAGAGTTTGAAGCTGTACTCGAGATGTTAGATTTCAGTAACAAAGGGTATGACATCTTTAGACGTTGGTATGTTGATGGCAGACTGTATCATCACATTATCATTAACGACAAAGATCCAAGAGAAGGCATTAAAGAACTTAGATACATCGATCCACGTAAGATTCGTAAAGTTCGTGAGAAGGTAAAGTCTAAGGATCCTCGTACCGGAGCTACCATCTACAACAAAGAGCAGAAAGAATACTATTTGTACAATCCAAAAGGTATTACGTCCTCTGCTACACAAGGTATCAAGATTGCTACAGATAGCATTAGTCACATTCATAGTGGCTTGATGGATTCTCGTAACAACATGATCCTTGGCCATTTGCACAAAGCAGTCAAGCCTCTCAACCAGCTTCGTATGCTCGAAGATGCTACTGTAATCTATCGTCTGGCTAGAGCACCAGAGCGTCGAATCTTCTACATTGACGTTGGTAACTTGCCAAAGATGAAGGCAGAACAGTATCTCAGAGACATGATGGTGAAGCACAAGAATAAGCTGGTGTATGACGCTAATACAGGCGAAGTACGCGATGATCGTAAGTTCATGACTATGTTAGAGGACTTCTGGTTACCGCGAAGAGACGGCGGTAGAGGCACTGAGATAACGACTTTGCCAGGTGGACAGAATCTTGGCGAGATGGAAGACGTTGATTACTTCCGACGCAAGCTGTATAAGTCACTTAATGTACCAATAACACGAATGGAAGCCGACAACCAGTTTAACCTTGGCAGAGCTTCAGAAATTACTAGAGACGAGATTAAGTTTAACAAGTTTGTACAACGACTTCGTAATCGGTTTACACACCTGTTTGATGGTCTGCTAGAAATTCAATTAGTACTCAAGGGTGTACTTTCTCGTGCAGACTGGGAAGAGATGCGTAACACCATCTACTACAACTTTAAAGAAGATAATTTCTTTTCCGAACTCAAAGAAACAGAGATACTAACAGAGCGGTTGCGTCTAGCTGGAGAGATTGATCCACTAGTAGGCAAATACTACTCAATGAAGTGGGTTCGAGAAAACATTCTCAGAATGTCTGAAGAAGACATTAAAGCTGTAGATAAAGAGATTGATGCTGAACGTAGTGAAATGGATGATGAAGGTGGTCTGAACGGCCCAGTGGATTACAAAGCAGGACAACCAGATCAACCTGATCAACAAGATCAGCAAGAAGAGTTTGTACCTACCCCGAACATGAGTGACGAAGAGAAAAAACTTGTCGAAAGCATGACGAGGTTCATGGATTCTATGGCTTCTGATAACATCGAGGAAGATGATGAATGAAGTCGATCAGGCCAAACTTCTAGCAGCTCTGCTTGGTGTTCTCAAGAAAGAGAACAGCAAGGCCAAAAAAGCACTAGCAGAAGAACTGTCGAAAGAACTGCAGGACCTCATTGACGAGCAGTCCGGTACGCAGTACCTCCAAGTAAACGAAGTAGACGATCCAGTACCTGTACAGGTATTCAGAGGTCGTCCGGGTGACCGTGGTCCTAAGGGTCCTAAGGGTGTCAGGGGTGATGCTGGTCAAAGGGGTATAGCTGGACCTCAGGGTCCAATGGGTCCTCAAGGTTCTGTTGGTCCAATGGGCCCACAGGGTCTGCAGGGTATAGAGGGTAAGCAAGGTCCTAAAGGTGAACCAGGTAAGGACGGTGAAACACCTGACATTGAACCGTTTAAAATAAAGATAACAAGCGAGTTCGATCAGTTTACCAAAAACATTTCATCTCAAATTACTCGTATGGCATACGCCTCTGGTGGAGGTAGTTCATCGGGTGGTGGTGAAGTAAGACTAGCTGGTTTAGACGATGTCGATCTTTCAACCCTTGAAGGGAATAAGTTTTTAAGGTATAATTCTGAAACTCAGACGTTCCAGTTTAGCGACCCAATACAAATAGGAGATTTTTTACCAGCGGCTAACAATCTATACAGGATTGGTAGTCCTGAGATGCGATGGAAGGAGTTGTGGTTAACAGGCAACACTATCTTCCTAGGCTCAGCTCAGTTAAAGGTTGACGACCCTACTGGGTCAGTAGCTATCATACCGGAAGTAGCTTCTGGTGCAAATACCAACGCTATTGTTATCACCCAACAGGGTGCTTTGAGAACCGCTCCGGTACAAGCAAACGGAAGTGTTTCACGAGCAGACTTTGATAGGTTTACAAACTCGAACAATCAAACGATTGTCGACTTCACCCAAATATCTAGCAACGCTGCTCCATTCAGCTCTAACACTTTTAATCTGGGTAATCCAGGTAGAGAGTGGAAAGATTTACACCTTAGCGGTTCGCTGTTTATCAATGGACAGGAATCGTTAAACCAATCGACGCTCGATGGCTACCTGCAAGTATCCAACGCGCACGTAATTATTCAAGATAAGGTTGACAATTACTTACAAGTATCAAACGCTAACTTTGTAACACAGTCAGATCTAGACAAATACTTACAGGTCGCAAATGCTAGTTCGGTTAGCTCGAACACGTCAGGCACTGTTACTGGAGCTAATAATCTAGGTTCGGGAACAGGCTTGTTTTCAAGTGAAATAAATAATACATTACAGTTCCGATCTTTACAAAGCGGATCTGGAATAGCATTAAACAGTAACAGCAGCGTAGTATCAATTTCTGCTACAGGTAGTGCAGGGGCAGCGGGTATATTTGACTACGGATTGATTACATCTGCTGTAGATATACGACACGATTATGGATCAGTAGCTTAATGTCGATAGAAGTAAAATTAAGACGAGGTACTACAGCCGAGCACAGTTCTTTTACTGGCGCCAACGGCGAGATTACTATCGACACTACTATCAAGACACTGCGTGTCCATGACGGTGAAACGTCTGGCGGCATCCGCATTGCAAAATATAGCGAACTTGCAGAAGCCAACACTGTTAGTAACGGCATGGAAATTACACTTTCCACGCCAACAGATGCTGACTTGGTAACCGATGGCGCTTACCAAAACTTTACTGCAAACACTAAAGTTACCGATGCGATCGACATCTTAAATGAAGTAATTGATAACGTACGAAACAACACTTTTGTAAGATCAGTCTCTTTTGCTGCAGACTCAACATCAGGCGGTGCTGGTACTAGTATTACTCTCACAACAACTGTCGATGGTACAGCAAATCAATATGAAGTTGACTGGGGAGACGGCACAGCGAATTCAGTAACAGCTGATAGTACTCCTAGTCACACCTACGCAACAAATTCTGGTTCTCCTTTCACTGTATCGGTGACAGCGAGAAACACTAGCGGCGGAGGTGAAGGTAGCTCTGCATCTTCTACTCGACCAAATTATATTACTATCTTTACAGCTAGTCCTGTACCAGCATTTGATCTATTCAGAAACTCATCTGGTGGTTCAGCTTTAACAGGCAGCAATCTTTATGTTGTTGAAAACGAAACACTTCATCTAGACAATAACACGACAAACATAGGATCTGCTACAGTTCAATACGCTATTGATTGGGGTGATGGTACTAGCCCTCAAGTAATTAACAGTGACAGCGCTGCTGGCGGTACAGCTGGTAGCAGATTATCGCATACATGGGGCAACGGCACCACGTCTGGTACAGGCCGCGATACTGTTACACTTACACTTAATGCTCACAGTACAGCATTACCAGCAGATATACCAGCATCTGCAACTCTATCGCTAAAAGTTTATGATGACAATCCAACTGCACCAAATGGTCTTGGTACAAAGACTATATCGTTTAGCAGTTCAGGTACTTCGCCTAAACTAGCTAGTGGATTCTTGGACAACACTGGTGGCTCTACTGCTAGTGCTGGTGATAGCGTAGACAGAACTACCTCTACAAGCGGTACAA